CCCGGTTTCCGGACCTCTCTCCTCCAACTAAAGGACCTATCATGAATACTGATCTTCTTCGTAGTTTTACTATCGAGAAAATCCTTGTTCTGGATCGTCGGCTACTTAGCCTTGATCCGATGTACAAGTTCAATGATCTGTCTGTCGAATCGCTCAATCAGCAATCAACAGAAGATCTTCATCAGATCTCTAATGACTTGCTTGATTTGGTGCGAATCGTATCAGCTGGTGGAAGGAGATAAGATGAGAGATCCAATTCCATGGGACCGTCCTCGCCTGCTGATGTTATTAGCAAGCCAGTATGCCTTCATGGGCGCGACTTTTGGAGAAATCCATAAGTCCGCCGTAGCATTGGATGTTGGCAATTTCCCCATACCTAAGCTTCGCAGCTTGGCGTGGGATAATGCTAACAGAATTTATGATTATCTCTCATCCCGTCCTTATCCCGGGAGTTTCTAGTCTATGTCGCCCGTAGACGACTCATCATTAATGGAGACCATGTATGGCCACTAGCGACCCTTTACAGATTACCTTTCGTTACGGAACGTTAAATTCCGACGGGAGCGTTAGCAAGTACTTCAACAGTACTGCGAATCTGCTGAAGACGTTTAGGGACTTCCCGAAGACGACTCAACGAGCTCGTCCTACGGACCTCTTCCTGGCGGGAACCGCAAGGACTACCGTCGGCAAGATGTGGTCACACCAGACCTTCAATTGGAGAACATGCGCCTATTCTGGGTGCACTCTCTATTTAGGCTATCCGGTGTTTAACATGTGGTATTACGATGACCTTTCGAGCAGATATAGTGACTATGCCTGCACGAAAACTCTTAATAACCCACCTGCTTCCATTGACCGTAATGCTATGTATAATAGTATACGGAGCAACCTCAAAAATGAGGCTACCAACTTAGCAAACATGCTCGGCGAGTATAAAGAAACGGCTCAAACCTTTCTTGATCTCGCTGCTGTGGTTGCTACGCGTGGTAAGAGCTTGATGAAGCGCCATAAATCAGGTTTGAATGCTGGGAAGGTCTCCTTTCGGAAGACCGCGGCCCAAAACAGACTTGCCTGGGAATATGGCATACGTCCTTTGGCGAACGATATAGGGACTGCCCTTGCCGAACTACGTTCGGGAATTGCAGCTACACCATTGTTCAAAGAAGGTACGGTGAGGCGTAAGACCTCCGCAACCAACGTAGGCTATCGTCTGCCATCAAGTACGGTTTATACCGGACGAGGTGTCAGCGACGTAAAAGTCGAGCTAGCCTACAGGACCCGATGGAGAGCGTATATGAACCAAAACGTTCTTCTTCAGTGTCTGGCTGCACATGGAGTTCTTAATCCCCCGGCGTTGGCTTGGGAGTTAACACCCTTCAGTTTTGTTGTAGATTGGTGGTTTAACATAGGCGACGTTTTGTCATCTATGGATAATCTCATCATCTGCGACAAGCTGATGGTTATTGACTCTTCGTCAACAAAGTACTTTGAGTACATGACTCCATATGGGGACGGTAATACTCTAAGTAAAGCCACCGCTTTCTATCATCGACGCACTGATGTTCGTAGTGCTCCGACGGAGATTTCGCGTGTCTCTACTCTACAGTATAAGCCTAGTCTTTCACTTGGTCACATACTCAATGGACTCGCCCTTTTGTATGTTGCAAAGGGACGCCTTTCCTAACTTTATCATTATAGGTATACAACCCTATGGCGGCTATTGCCCCTATTACCATCAACGATGGTCAAGCCACTCCTGTGGCCGTTACGTTCAATCCGGAAAACCAGACTCCGGGCGCTTTCACCTTCGTGGACCGTACTTCGGGTGTCGCGATCGGCTTCCGCCGTATCTCGATCTCGAACAAGTTCGCACAAGGCGGCGCCCTGGTTAACCGGGCGAAGTTCGCTGTGGAGTATCCGGTCACCTCTACGGTGAACGGCATTACTTCGCAGGCTTACGTACTTCGCGCTAACGTGGATGTCATCCTGCCGGTGGCCTCTACCGATGCTGAGCGCAAGAACCTGTTCGCTTTCTTGTCGAACGGTCTGGCAAACACGCTTGTGCGTGGCGCCGTCCGCGATCTTGATCCTCTCTACTAAATAGAAAGGGGCTGATCATGACCAGAAAGCCTAGGTTGAACCTGGCTGCTCGTACCTTTAAGGTCGAGCTTGGGACTTTCTTGCGCACGTGCGAGTCTGTTGGAACGGCTCGCGCGTTATGCTGTTATCTCTTAGCCGAAGCAGAAGAATGGGATCAGTATCTGGATTTGTCTACTCCAGATTTTGATTCCCCTACCTTTGCAGATGACTATTTGGTAACAGAAGCACTTCGGAAGAATCCTCATCTCAAAACGTCGTACGACCCGCGTAAGCAGGCCGTGCAATCGTGGTGGGATGCTGAGAAGCAGTGCGCTGAGACCAATAACCGATTAGTATCCTATATCCAAGCGGGCGTCAGCCCCCTTGACAGGAGAACGAATGAAGTTATTGCTCGAGCACAGCAGATCATTTCTGATTTACTCGGTCCGCTTACTCGTAGTGATTTAGAGTTTGCAGAAGAGCATTTCAGATATGGACCCGGCGCCACGTCCAGTGTTGCAGGTAACGATGTTGTCGCTAGCAAGAAATACACATGCTCCATGCATGTTACACCTCGCCTTTACCCGTACTGGCGGTCTCTAGTTCCACGTTCTTCACAGGACGTAGAACTCAGAGCTTCCAGCCGGGTAACTTTCGTTCCAAAGACCTCTAAAACCGATCGCGCTATAGCGATTGAGCCTCATCTGAACATTTATGTTCAGCTTGGCATTGGCGCTTTGCTGAAACGAAAGCTGAGACGTTATGGAATCAATCTTGATAACCAGGCTGCAGTAAATCGCAACCTGGCTCGAGATGCCATTACAAAAGGTCTAGCAACAGTCGATCTATCCTCCGCGAGTGATACAATCTCGAGTGAGTTAGTTTGGCTGCTCCTGCCATTTGAATGGGCCTCCTTGCTGGACCTGGCTCGTACAGAATACAGTACGATCCAAGGGCAGGAAGTTCGGCTTTCCAAGTTCTCTTCGATGGGGAACGGTTACACGTTCGAGCTGGAGAGTATAATCTTTCTAGCTCTTGCGCGTGCATCCGGTGATAATAGTGCTGTCTCTTTCGGAGACGACATCATCCTTCGCCGTGAATGTTTCCCTACCTTACAGAACGCCCTATCTTTTTTAGGGTTTAACGTCAATAAAAAGAAAACGTTCGTGGCTGGACGTTTCTTTGAGAGCTGCGGACATGACTACCTTGACGGCATGATGATCAGACCCTTTTACTTAAAAGGTGATTACCATGCGTATTCAACGGCCTGCATCCGTATCGCTAACAAGATACGGAAGTATAGTCATCAGCGCAATTGTGGTGATGGTTGTGACATTCGTTTTATTCGCGTCTGGAGCTATGCTCGTAGAGCATGTCCAGTTGCTAGTACAACGTACGTCCCAATCGGTTTTGGGGACGACGGCCTCATCGTTAACTTCGACGAAGCCTGTCCATCAATCCCAGACCACGGTCACGACGGGTACATCGCAAGAGTTGTCCGAGAAAGAGTGATAATCTATGATTCTCATTCTTCGACGGGTGCTCTTATGCATGCGCTTCATCGTGGTGCTTTTGAACAAAAGAAGTCGGTCGAAATGACTCGACGGTTCAAAACCACAGCTCTCGGGCACCAAGTTGTTCCTTATTGGCCCAACTTGGGTCCTTGGCAGCGATGCCAGGGACGGAGGTGACCCTTACTGACTAAGTGAGGGTTTGGGGTACAGTGACCCCTGGAGGCGGTTATTCCGCATAATAATGAAGATAGCAGCCAC